CCACTCGCTAGAAACATGTTTCGGTACCTCTAACTCAAACTGTCGTTTAGCTAAAGCTGTATAACCCGAATCTCTGCACCACTCTTGATAGAGCCACCATAGGAAACGAACAGGTAATACTGTTGACTTAAATTGAGGGAACCATTCATTCACAAATTCAATGATTGAATTGTTTTTCTCTTTAAATTCCTGCATCATCACCTTCGTTGCTTGGGGCTCGTCAAATCGTTCAAAGTTCAACTCAATTGCTTTTTTCAAAACGTATTGCAGCACTTCTTCACGAAAAATATAATCGTCTTTAATCGCCCAGTTATCATCTTTTGCTGAGAAAGTTTTCTTAAAAGGAATAATCAAGAAACGACGATACGTTCCGTTTGTTTTATTCCTCACCTTAGGAAGTCCGTTTGTCGATTGAATAACTGTTTTTTTATAAAACGAAACATAAGGCTGTTTGCCTTTCTCTTCCACAAACACAGGTTCACCAGTTACCACACTATTAAAGTTTGAACTGTCATCAATATAAAGACCTGCTTGAACATCATCACCGATAATTACTGTCTTACCTTCAATCATCGAAAGTGTGAAACGCTCAGAGAACTGATTGATTTTTAAACTTGCCACATTTTGCAAACCAACAAGATTACTAATCAGCTGTTGCAGTGTTCCCTTACCGTCATTACCTTCACCAACAAACCAGATAGATTTACGATAAGAATAGTTACCGTTCAGAGATGCCGATATAACTTGCCATAGTAATTTAACAAGGCTCTCGTCTCCATTCATTAAATCAAGCAGCCAGTCGTCCACATTCCAACCGTCGATATTAGGTGCTTCGATATTCTCGATATACTCTGTTTCAATCGTTGAAGTGAAAATATAACGGTTAGAAAATGGTTCAAGTTTCTTTGTTTTCTTATTGTAGATTCCGTTTTTCACGGGAACAAGATAGCGACTCGCTGTACTCTCTACATCCTTTGCCATATTCTTAAGATGGAAAATCACTTGATTTGATTTCGCTTCTGAGAAACTAGGTTCAATCCAAGAAGATAACATTATGAAAGAAATCAAGACGTGTTTCATAGATGCCTTTGTCAATATTGTAGACAGCTAACCGATCATTAACTTTAACGATCGTCATGTGTTCCTGCATCTTCATAGCTACCGTAAGAGGTGGCACACTTTTAACATCATTTTCTTCGAGATACAACTCTCGATAATTTTTAAAATTATTTCTCAAGTCCCTCAAACTTGTGATTTCGTTTGTCGGGAATTGGACTATTTTTCTGGAAGCTTCATACTCAGCCTCCATCGCTTCGAGTTCCATTTCTTCGCCTCATCTCCTTTTTAAACATACTCTCAAAAGTTCTCTCGAATTCTTTTTCATCTAGTGGATCTGCAGTCGCATGATTAACTTGTTTTGCTAATTGGTATACTGCGTTAAAATCAACGTTTCTAAGGAATAATCCACCTATGAATTTTGTCAAGTGCATCGTTCCTTCCTCCGTTATCTCCCAAACCGTGAACAATCATTTCAAATAATTTTGCCGTTTTGCTGCTCCCTGCTGTGGTAAATGCTGAGAAATCTGAAGGACTAAAGTTATCTTTCCCCTTCATAATTTCTCTTACCAGCTCTTTGGGCGCAGTAACAATAGGCAGTTGATTATCCCACTTGTATTGACCTTTTCTTGTCATGCTTGGCGGAATAACAACATAATTATTATCATGGGCCTTGATATCAACCCCCTCAAGAAAACCGATGCGTTGTGTAATCACCATATCTTCCCGTTTCAAGAAAATATATTGTTTACCCCCGCTTGCTGTAGTTTGCGATAAGGTAGGAAGCCACCATTTCTCGTTTAATAGAGGTTCAATCGATTCATAGCCATTTACATCATTATGAACATCAACATCCACCACAACGAATTTATCGCACTTCATGGCAATATTAGCTGTCGGGTTTTGTGTCCAAATAGAGATGATTTCTTCTTCTGTGAGAGGTTCTCTATCTGCGAACTCTATCAGAGGTGCTTTATCCCGAGAAACAGGAATAACTGAAATACCTAGTTTCGCATATCTGAGAGCCGTCTCCAGCATAATATTTTCCATATTTGCTCCTTTTTAGAATGGTAGATCATCATCCGCAATTTCTTGAGGTGCGCTAAGACCTGGTAATGTACTTGCTTCCTATTTTTTCACATTGAGTATTTTCATTAAGTTTTGCCTTGATACTCACTTGTTTTCGTTTTTACTGTTACTTTCAATGTCTTTTCCTTCAAGCATCTTCAAATAATCATCTAAGCTCTTAAATTTAGTACCGTCTGGAATACCAGATTGTTTTGCAAGATTCATGATAGAACCCTGTGGATATTTACCGTCCTCTTTTTTCTGCCAAATTTTATGGAAAATCAAACTGTTTTTATGTGCTTGATCAAAGTCTGAACGAATACGCATTGGAATATCAAGATAATCAGCACCTTTTGGAGTTGTTTTCTCCATGGAGTATTCAATTAATACTTCATATGTTCCATCTGCAATATTTCCGAATTCTGACGCTTTTTCATAATCAATTTCAAACATTTTTGTTACCTATGTGGCTACAGCCACCCTCTCATTTTTTGTTGTTGGTATACCCAACCATTTTTATAATTGTGTTGATTTTTAAATTCAACGAGTTCATCAACACTTTCACACATATCTGCTGTGATATATGTAGAAACTCGTTTTTTTAACTTTTTCATTTTGGCTTCAGTAATTTCTTGAAGCTCAATTTCTTTAATATTTTCTAGTTCTCGCTCAGTAAGTTCTGGTTCATGGCTACAATAAGGGCAAACACGGGACAAAGAGCTATCAAAACACCCAAAGCACTTTTCACACTGCTTTATGACAAGTTCTCCTTGTGTATTGTAGTTTTTCCTTTTTTTAGAGATACCTTGAAGAGTCCACTCGCGATCCTCATTTGGTAGTCCATGTCGCGTATAGTTTCCCACGTGATCAATAAGTATTGCTGTTTTACCCGTTTTAGGATTCAATGGCCGCATGGCAAACTGTAGGAATAAGCTCAGTGACTGGGTAGGTCTAAGCATAATGCAAGTGGTAACATCAGGTAAGTCAACACCTTCTGTAAATAACTCGACATTAATTAAAACCAATATTTCTCCAGCTCTAAACTTATCCATAATCTCCTGTCGCTGTGCTTTCGGAGTTTTGCCGTGTACAACTTCAGCAAGAATTCCGCTTTGATTAAACTCCTGGGAGATACGTTCTGCTGTCGCTACGTTGTGGGCATAACATATAGCTTGCTTGCCTTTAGACAATTTGTTGTAATGCTCAATCACATCACCATAGATTGCTTTCTTGAAAGCCTCATCCATAGATTTTTGGGAGAAGTCCCCACTTGATTTTTTAAGCTGTGAAGTATCAATAACATTTGGAGCATAATATTTAAATGGTGCAATGTTGCCGTGTTCTTGAAGCCATTTGATAGATTTTCCTGTTATAAGGTCATCTGCCATATCTTCAAAACCTTGGCCATTCAAACGCACAGGTGTTCCAGTGAAAAATAACTTCAAAGCATTCGGGAACGCCTCTAAAATCTTTTTATAGCTGTTTGCTTTAATATGATGCGCTTCATCAACCAAGATGATTTCTGGCTCTGGAAGTTTATCTATCTTTCTAACCAATGATTGCACACTGCCAATCGTAACAAGGTCCATATTTACGTTGTTCGCTACAAACGTTCGAACAACTTGATCGTTAATTTCCTTGCGGTGACTGAAGAATAAAACATGATTTTTCTTATCCGTCGCACCTTTGGCAATATCTGACATGACAACTGTTTTTCCCGAACGCGGGGGACTTTGAACAATAATTGAGCGATTACCTTTACGAATAGACTGTTTGAGTTTTTCAACCAATTCTTCTTGGTAGTCACGTAATTTCAAATAGCTCCTCCACTTTGCATCCTTTTCTGTCATCTAACCTATTTTTAGCGTACACACTATTCGTTGGTTGTAAGATGAAGCCTCGTACTTCTTCGCCGTCCTCAGTTGTCTTCTTAACAAGTCGTGCAACAACGTCGGTTAGTCCTAAAAAGTTATTAAGGATTTTTTCTCTGATATCAGGCATGGCTCTGTTATATATCCTGCCATTTTCATCAGTCCATTGATCAGAGGTTTCCCAAGCAATGAACACTACCCTCTTGCCGAGTTGAAGCAATGCTCTTAAACTATCTAAGATAGTAAAATCAACACGTTGATAATCTGCTTGACTAGGAACTCTATGGTTTTTACCATCTCTTCCTAGATTTGCTAAACATGCTCTGAACAATTCTGAAACATTATCAATAACGATATTGTCATACTCCGATGCTCCACCGTCTAATATTTCCTTAACTGCATTCAACCATTCATCCCATATTTTATGAGTATCAATATCTGCAATATCAATATTTTCAATTCCTTTTAATACCTTTGCGGATTTGTCAATATTAATAACTAATGTCTTTCCAGGTAAATATTTGGTTGTTGAAGTCTTTCCAAAACCAGGATTACCATAAATGAGATAACAGGCATCATTTTCTACAATTTCTGTAGCTTTAGTTATTTTCATATCTAAAACCTCAAACTTTCTGATTGTTGCAACTCAACCCCTTCAATAACTGCTCCATTCTTCAAATCCTCAAGAATTTGTTTCTTATCCAGCTTTGGTGGTTGAGGTATAAAGTAATTGTCATAGAATTCGTTTTTCATGAATTGTTCTTCATTGTCAAATGTTAATGACTTGGTGTTCTTTTGGATGCGAATATTGAACGGTGCACTTTGAATTTTTCTTAATCCAACTGCATACATACTACTTTGTAGGTAGTCTTTTAGACCTTGTTTCTTTTTAATTACTACTTTTTTCTTGTCTTGAAGTCGTTTGATTTCAGCAGTCAAGGCTACTTCATCAGCTTCAAGATTTTTTACAACATAGCCAATATTTACGGCTTTGTCTTTGATTTCTCCTTCGATACTTTCTAAAGTATCTGCCCACGTTTCGGCATCCAAGTCTTCCATATCATAGACTTGTTGCCAATCAGCGGTTAAATCGTATAAACTCATGTATACCTACTTTCTTTTTGATATAATTTCCTTATGAAAAATAAAGAATTAAAGAATGAATTAGCAAAATTAATTGATGAGATTGATAATTGGGAAGCGGACATGGAAATTCAAGGAATGCAATTCATACCCGCTTTCATATATTTAAATATTTCAATCGAAACTTTAAAGCAACTTCGTGCAAAAGGGTTGGTTACTTACACCGTAAATTATCAACAATTTGGCGGAGAGGTTGATACAGTTTCTATCACTCCCAAGGGCTACACTTACATTGAGGATGAAAAATCAGAGCGAAATAAGTGGTTAATTCGAACTGTTATCGTTGGTGCTATCACCTCAATCATCGTTTCAGGTTTTACAACTTTAGTAGTCCAATGGTTAACACAGCGATAATTATTCCAATGATTATTGAAGTTTCCATGATTACTAAAAAATTTAACCATTGGATTTCTTCTTCAAGTTTTGATTTTTTGAAATAAAGCGCTGAATTTCTATTTTTTAAATGTTCATTAGCAATTTGTAAATATTTAATTTGCTTAACTTCTTTATTCATTCTTTTTCTCCCTTTTCATAGGACACATAATCGGTGCAATAATTTCCAATATGATGCAGAAGTAAGTGAAACTAATTCTTTCTGACACTTCTCTACTTCTTGCAATGCTGCTTTCTTTGAAATTAACTCAACATTATCAAGCCATTCTTTTTCCAAGTAATACTTTTTATTATTTGAATTTAAAATGTCATGAACAAATTGAAAATGCTCCATTCTTTTTTTAGGTATTTTATTTTTCTTTTTTTCTTTTTCAAATAGTTACCCTCTTGTGCTATACTATGAGTAGAAAGTTCTCGAAAATTTCTACCCGCTCCTAGTTGCTGCTAGGAGTTTTTTTGTTTTCCATAACTTGCCGATTCAAATCATTGATAACAAGTTGATTCTCCTCATTCTTACGGTCAAAGAATTTATGGAGTTCTTCAGCATACGTTTGCCAGTCTTCCCAACCTTTACGAAGATATTCTACTTCTTTCCGTAAAAATTCATTTTCTTTTTCAAGCTCTTTTTCTCGAGCTGATTTTATTCCGAACATTTTTGTTCTCCTATTCTTTTATTTGAACAATATCCAATTTTCGCCTACCCATTTTACAAATGGGTCACGTGGGTACCTTGTTTTTGCACCTATCTTAACTTTAGGTAGACCAGTGCAATGATTGATATTGTCATCAAACCAAGGAATACTTACACCCGCTAGCTCTGTTGCTTCTTTTTTATTTAGCAGTAGCGGATAATCTAAGTCATTTTTTGACTTGCGTTCTGCCATTTTCTTTTCCTTTCTATCTAAAAGTTTATTTTACGTGAACTTCTCCGTTAAAAAAATATTTAGGAATATCTTTTGCTTCAATTTCTAAAACTGAAATTGCTTTAACAATCTCGTCATCTTTCCAACTCACTTTATTATTAAGTTTAAGTGAGATACTTCGTTCAGACAATCCCATAGCAATTGAAAAGTTATACTGTGTGCCACATTTCTCGGTAATTTTACCAAGTAAAGACGAATAATCATAGCTCATAAGGCCACCTCCTTTCTTTTGTTCACGTTACATGAACTTTATGTTTAACAGTTTATCACTTAAATTTATCTTTGTCAACACAAAAGTTCATAAAACATGAATTTTTGTGTTGAACTTTTATTCAAGATACGGTATAATCTATTTATACAAAATCAAAAAGAGGGGTTTTATGAAAACCGACACAAGTAATAGATTAAAACAAATAATGTCTGAAAGAAACTTAAAGCAGGTCGATATCCTTAATCTTTCCAATCCCTATCAAAAAAAATATAGGATTAAATTAAGTAAAAGCACGCTCTCCCAATATGTAAACGGAGTTCAGTCCCCAGACCAACATAGAATTTTTTTACTCGCTAAAACTTTAGGGGTAAGCGAAGCATGGTTAATGGGATTCGATGTTCCTATGATTGAAAGCGAACGTCCAAAACCTCCAACTCCTATAGTAGAGGAAATAACAAAAGTCAGCTCACAACTCGAAGAACCCCGTCAACAAGTAGTTCTTGATACTGCTACTTCTCAACTCAAAGAACAAAAAGCAGTTAAACGCGAGAAGAAAATGCTACCTTTTAAGAAAATGCAATTAGATAAGATAAACAATCTTGTACCTTACGATCATGACCAAGAAGGATTCGCTCCTGTTATAGGAGAAATTGCTGCAGGTACTCCTATATTTTCTGAACAAAACTTTGAAGGCATGAGACCTGTTTATGGTAAGTACGCTGGACGTGACGATGTGTTTTGGCTTCATGTAAAAGGTGATAGTATGGAAAGTGAAATACATGACGGATCTTTCGCTTTAATATTATTGTCACCTGATATTGACGATGGAGCAATAGGCGCTGTAAGATTCACAGATGATAATTCAGCCACTTTAAAATGTGTTCATTATGAATATGATGTTGCTGGATATGTTAAACGCATCAGACTTGAACCGTTAAATCCAAAATATCCAATCCAATACGCAGATGAATCCAATCCTGCTGAAATTGCAGGACGATTAGTAAAAGTGGAACAAGATTATTAAAAAGTTACATCTATAAATTGAAACTACAGCTCTTTATTTATATAATTATATAGTGAATGTTTTCACTAAAAAACTACGTGCGCCAACCACGATAAAAGGGTAAGGAGAAATGTTTCGTGAAAAAAATATTTTTATTTGGAGCAACTACACTTGCATTATTTAGTTTAGTAGCTTGTTCTTCTAATTCTGAATCAAAAGAATCTGGAAATATTCAGAAGACTGAACAATCTAAAGTAGATAATTCAAAATTTGATAAGGCTACTGCAAACCTTAAGTCACAACTAGATGAGAATAACGAAGGAGAGTGGGAATACAAAACTACTAATAATGTTACCAATGAGTATATTACAGATGGAACATTGATAGAAATTCGTCCTAAAACAGAAGAAGGTAAGAAGAATCTCAAAAAGATATACGATGATTCCCAAACTGGTGAACTTGATAAACAAGTCGCTATTTTAGCAATTCAACAAATTATTTCTGAAGCAGCAAAAGATTTACCAGATGATAATTCAGAAATAACACTTGGTTACGACATAGATTCTGATAACTCGGCGTTATTAGCTGCATCTACTAAAACAAAAGACATCATTAAAGCAGATCAATAAAATAAAAAAAGCCACCCAAGTTTGGCGACGAGGGGCGGCTTAAGACAATAAGTATTTGAAAAATCACGGTTTACGTGTCTTTTCTTGTACCTATTTTATCATAAAAAAGCTAGAAAGAGGTACCTAATATGGCGTACTTTAGAAAACGGCCAAACGGTTGGGAATATAGAATTTCTTATAAGGACTCCGATGGTAAAAACAAAATAAAGTCTAAAAGTGGCTTTAAAACAAAATCTGAAGCTAATCACGCTGCTTTAGAAGCTGAGCTTGCTATCAATCAAAATGTTCTAGCCGATGGAGATATCTCACTCTCTGATTTCTTCCGAAAATGGGCTGAGATACATAAAAAACCACATATTACAGAAGTAACTTGGCAAAAATATAAACAGACAATGCGCCATGTAGATGTCTTTCTAAAAAACAAAAAAGTGAAAGATATCACCGCAACTTATTATCAAGAAGTTCTTAATCAGTTTGGCTTAAAATACTCCCAAGAAACGATAGAAAACTTTCATTATCATATAAAATCAGCAATGAAAATTGCAGTTCACGAAAAGATAATAGACGAAAATTTCGCTGAATTTGTCAAAGCAAAATCTCAAAAACCTAAAAGATCTATAGATGATAAATTCTTACAAGAAGATGAATATCTGAAATTAATCGAGGAAACAGAAAATAATATAAAATACAAAAGCTATTTTGCTCTTTATATCATAGCAGTGACTGGTTTGAGGTTTGCAGAAGCTCTTGGTTTGACCTGGGATGATATTAACTGGGACAAAGGCATATTATCAATAAACAAGACTTGGAACTATTCAATCACTAACGATTGGGCTGATACAAAGAATGAGTCATCAAAGAGAAATGTTCCCATTTCTACTAAAACCCTCGAAATTTTAAAAGATTATAAAAATACCTATTGGGAATCCAATAAGTATAATCGAATTATCTATGGAGTATCAAATTCGGCATGTAATAAAACTCTGAAAAAACTTACGAATAGAAATGTCCACCCTCACTCACTAAGACACACTTATGCTTCTTTTTTAATTTTAAAAGGTGTAGACTTAATTTCAATATCCAAGCTTCTTGGACATGAAAATTTAAATATAACTTTAGAAGTATATGCTCACCAACTTGAAGAGTTAGAAAATAAAAATCATGATACTGTGAAAAATATATTTAATGTATTATAG